GTAACGTGATAATATCAAATTGCAAAGGGTATTTATAATGACAGTCAATGGATTGCCTGATGGCATAGATCCGTTCCATTGATAGATAACCTCTCCTATAATATGGTACGAATTAACAAGTACATAAAATAAAGAAGTTCTAACAACATAATCTTTACTACCTTCTCGACTTCCATAGAACGATTGAATAATGTCTAGGCATTTGAACATTAGCTGCGCCGAATGACAGGTATCGAAACCTTTAAAGTCAGTGTCCAGTATAGCTTTAGCTCTTGAGCCGATGATTTTCTTCAATTGATCCCACTCTACACTAAAGGGATTAATTCCTACAGCAGACCCATTATTCAATCTACACTGATGAAAATGGGCACAGAAGCACATGAAATATTTCCTAAATAATATAGTCAATACCTGTGGACCTCCTGCAACAAGTCTCAATTTTCCTTTCAACATGACATCATCAAACTTCTTTCTCTCGTCCTTTGGAAAATCTTTAAAAATAAAGTAAGGTATATGACCTTTTTCACACTCCACAATGGTATCTTCTACCGATTGCTTTAGAGCTAAAGCTCGTTCATTTGTTAGATCATATTCATCATCTTTGCCAAACCAATATTCTTTACCTTTGTAACCTGGTGGAATATTTTGACAATCTGGAAAACCCGCTGAAGTAGACCGTGGTATGGAGTCATAGTACTCTAAACCCGGTATTCCTTTCACCGCTTCCTCGAATGTCAATAATCTCCGAAGTGGAACATTGTGAAAAGGTGCCATTCGATTGAGTGTGCCTAGATATTCAGTGACGCACTCGTCTAATATGCTGTCGTCTAGAAACCTTTTATCTTTGGAATATTTGCGGATGGACTTATAAACTCTTGGTTCATAACCAGTATCTGTTTTAACATCGCTCATCATAACTGGCATAGTTGTTGAATCTTTCCACGTTCCATGAAGGGCAGTGGGAACAATAGTACTTCTTTTAGAACTGAACATGGGCACGGGTATGGAATCTACAATACAGAAACCATCGAGTCCTTTTGACGAACCCCTTTGAGCTACGAATCCCTTATGGAATTTTGGGTCGTTAATGTCAGAATCTAGAGGATCCAAGTAATTACCATCGAAGAACGGATCATTATTCAAATCAAACATACCTAGTGGCGTAGACAATGCCCAACCACCTTCATTTCCAGCTACATGCATGGATAGAAGTGGTTTCTGGCACGCTTTATCAGCCACAAAATACAATGATCCACAATCACCATTTTCGCTCGGCATCTTCGTTCTAACACAAGTCTCCATAACATTGGTTGTTCCTAATTGCTGATCTCCCACTTCTGTTGGAGCCTCGAATAACCCTCCGGTGCTATAAGACAAACCAGCGCATTCAGGTCTTAAGATCGCGATTTCAAATGTTGGTCTATTGGACAAATAGTCCATACCAGTTATAAATTTCCTGATATCCTTATGAGGATTACACACAGGGAATTTCACAAACGCGCAATCATGACTTGTTTGCTCTCTACGTTGCCAAGTGAGAAATATTGATGATTTAACACTTTGAATGTGACCAGAGCCATAAGATGTAAATGTGATAATGGGATCTCTCTCCAAATCAGCTGCAATACCTGATACGAAATGTAGTGGCATCATTGCCACTCTATTCGTTA